ATGAAAGCTAGTATACTATTGCTGATGATCATAGCCAGCCTGATATCTTGTTCAGGGCCACAAAGCGCAAAACCCACCGAACCAGCGCTATCCCCGCGTGAAATTGATCAAAAAAAGATGGCCGGAAAATATAGCTACACTGGCGATAAGGTTAGAGGCAAGATTCCTAAAAAATACTATGCGTTCGAAATCTATGAGAGCACAACTTATGGGATCGGATGATCAACCACATCAACACTTATAGTCTTCGCACAAGTATTGTAGAATCTACCGGAGATACCTGATATTGACACAATTTGAAGGCCGGAAGCTCTGATATCTCCACGAGCCGCGTTTACTGATCTTGCGTATGTTGTAGATGTAAATATCGGATGTAATTTACCATTATTCTTCCCTACCAGCTGTATCTTGTCAAAGACAAGCTGCAAGTGGTGTGTGGTGGTCAGCTCCCTGGTCTCTATTATTATTCTATCTCCGATGTGTGTGACACCATTGATGCGTTCATCATTCAGACCACTGATAGTTATCTCTGTCTCACCTGAGGAAATACCGTTGTGTCGATACAAGTGAGTACTCGTGGCTGTGATTAAATCACCATCGAGTACATCGATAGCTATTCTATCGCTTGACAGCTGAAAGCTCGAATATGAACCTGAAAGCTCTCTGCCACTGTATACCCGAACCATACCAGTATCCAGTAAAACAATCAGATTATCTCCATGAAGGTACATCGATCGTATTTGCAGACCGGTAGTATCGTTAGATTCCACCTTATCTCCGGAAGTAATATCCATTTGAGTCTTGCCCCACGACGTTGTTTCTCCCCGATTGTTCACCACCACGGGCAGTAGGAATTCTACAGTCTGATCGTCCGTTAAAAACGTCATCGGAGCCCTTGGGTTATGATTCGGCCCCAAAGAGCCACGAAGAGGTATGTTTAAACTTGTATAGCCAACATATCTCCGCAAATCCCTATCTCGATAAAGTTGAGGTAGAATGTCCTGATATCGGACACAGCCATTTGGAAAGCTATTCTGCTCTATGGAACCTATATTGCGTGGCAGCATACTAGCTGGCATCCTGTAGACCCTATTCGCGAACGGCCCTCTGATAATCATCCAGTCGAGCACCCGCTCGCCGCTATTAGTGATGTAGCATCCACGCGAAGAGGAATACTCGGCCTCGGAGTGCTCGATGAGTTCGAGTGAACGTTTGTTTGACTCTGAACCAGCAACGAGTTTAATCACATAACTCCCCGGTTGAGATGGAGTCAATGTCACCTCGCTTTTGACAGAGACAAGGACTCCATTATCATCGATGGGCCCTGATATCTCCACTTTGATATTATCATTATCCACCGATACATAGCTGCGATCTATCCCGAGCCGCGCAGCCTCAGCGCTGGTATTCTGCGCTTGGTATCCTGTGGACACGGCGCCAGGACTCTGATCGACCCAGGTCGAACCACCTGCGCTCTGTGTCACCATCTCCAACTCATCCGCCATCTGTTTCCTCCAACAATAAAATATCCTGCGCGGGATTGACCTCTCGCACAATAAAATTCCTTCCGCTTGTCAATTGCCGCCCATTAATGTTGACATCAGTAACCACCCTATCTAGAAGATTCACCTGCGATGTATCAAAACCTGTTGTCAGTTTTATCATGTTTGCTTGTCTTCCGAACCGATGTAGAATTCGCGCTGCTAAATCTATCGCGTCACTCTCGCAGCACAGTCGCGTCTTAAAAGTCTTAGTCACTCTCTTACGCCATCTCAGATAGATGTCACTCTCTTGCGAGTTGTCAAAATACCGCCCTTGGTACGTGTCACTTTCCTGTTGGTGGAGATAGTCAATGATGCAAGACGATAGATAATACTTTGCATCGCTGTTTTCTCTCACAGGTGGATGGGTGATCTGCCAGGCGGGGATTTCGTGCGTCTGATAGGTCTCGCCCCACCTGCGGATGGTGAGACGACCGTCGTTCTTTGTGAAAAGAAACGCTAGATCGTTTTTCAGAATTTCACCAACGAGATGTCTAACCTGACCACCGGCATAGTAGATGCCCACCTCGGAGCAAATGGCGGCATATCTATCGGTCTCGCCTACATCCCACAATCCCTCGACATATGGGATATTCGAGATTCTCTCAATAACAGAGGTGATAATAGGACCGATTTTTCTCGGAGCCGACGATGTGAACGAAATGGTCTCATCCTGGCCCTTCGGGCTGAATATGAAATCAGTGCCTTTTGTGATAGAATCATCATTTACATCCGGCTCATAGACCGGATCGCAAAGAGCGTATCGATTATTGCCCATATCGATTTTTGGAGCATCGTTAATCGTGCCCCATGCCGCGGGCATCTTTTCTCCAACCAATTCAGGTGGAAGACTAGCAAAAACATCCTGAGTATAGGGGCGACATACCTCCTCACTCAGAGTCCTATAAGGATCAGAAGCTGTAAGGCGCATCTCGTGAAGCGTCGTTTTAATGTTCTCGATTGAGCCTTTCCTAATAACATTGAAATTCGATAGTCTCGGTCTTTCGATATTGGTCTTGAGCATGTACGTTGGTCGATTCGCGAAATCCTTAATGAGGTAGCTATCGAAACGCCCGTCCGCGTTCTCTAGCTCGAAGGAAAATGTCGGGAATAAAACCACCCCGTTAACCGGATCAGAGAGCGATACATTCAGTGTGGATTGGGGAATCTTCAGAAGGGTGGGATATCGCTGCCGCTGATTCAATTCATTCGCGTAGGTATCATCCGATGGTTTTCTCGAATCGGATACAGTAGACGCATAGGCTTCCTGGACTTCAATACTCCCTTCATCACGCCAATACTGCCACGGATACTTAGGGGTGTTCAGATATACATATTTCCCTTCTACCGTGTAGGATTCTTCGGCCTTGATTAGAGCATTAAGCGAAGGCACGCGCCTAAGATATTTTCCCAGGAAAATAATAATCTCCGGGAATGTTGGTGTATCATACCAGCCTCCCCACTGACTCCAGTAGGTCTCCTGCTCGGGAATACCCGTCTCGATGGCGCTGATGATACGACCCTGATTACCTATCGATGCTCCAATGGCTATGTTAGGAGATAGGCTGGACTTGCGATATAATTGCACAATATATTTGATCTCTGCTGCCATCAGAAACACTCCTTGAACCTGAATCTCCTTGAAAACAGCAGCCTGTTAACCGATGACTGGTAGGAGCCACCAGATTCATCACGGGCATAAATCCTGCGCCATGGAATCAGGGGGGAGTCAAATAGTATGAAGTACGGATAGACCCTGGATTCACCAGCCGCGTGAATATCAGAGAGCATAGAGTTGGTAATTTTGTACCGGACATCTATGTCGATCTTCCGTCTGGAGATACCTCCAGCTGAAAGAATAACCTGCCCAGAGAGTGTTTCTCTGATTTGAGGGTCTTCATATCGAGGCTCCCTACTAGGGGATATGGGGATATGATGAGCTATGCCTATGGCGATTCGACCAATGTGTGTTCCGTTTGTTGTAATGGAGATGGAGTCTGTCTCATGCTCGCCGATTAGATAGAGACCATTTTCATCAAAGGTGAACTCTGGAGATTGATCGATCGTGACAGTCGTTGCGTCCGTGTTGCCGATGCCAATGGCGTCAAATCGGCGTGATTGATCCAGAGTGATCACAAGATTATCACCCATCCACCTCTCAGCTAGAGAGGGGGATTTGATCGCATCGGGCGCATTGGATAACTGAACAAGATCAAAGAGTATAATTCTCATGCCACGTTATTTCCCTGATCAATCACGATTCGCCCATAGTCCACCCCCTGCTGGACAGTCGACCAAATGAGCTCGCGATCAAGATATAGCTGGATCGACATGTCGCGCTCAGGTATATCGCCTCGTGGAGTGACATCCACAGTCTCCCCAGGATTGACCCGGAGGCCGACAGAATCCACACGGCTAGAGTTGGGAACAACAAACCGACCGCCGGTTTCGGCAGACGGAATAGGAGTGCGAAGTATCTTGATCTGCTGCGCCAACCCTGATGCCAGAACAGCGCTTGCTGCAATGATGCGTGTAAACGGCCCGATGAGCGTTGGATCAGCGAGCACCTGGGTGAAGGCGAGGTACGAATTAATCGCCGCGCTGGCGGCGCTGAATGCCTTTTGCGCGACAGCCACGCCATACGCTTTAGAACCGAAGGCCTCCATAAGCTCTGATAACGCGCCGTAGAAGTTCGCCTGATGTTGAAGACTAGATCGCATAATCTGCCGGCGCGCTTCGGCTAGCTTGGTTTCAGTCGCGATTATCTTTTCAGTCACCGCCTCTTCCGCGGCGATACGTTCAGCATCGGATAGACTCTCAAGTTCGTTTATCCTGAGAAGCTCATCCTGGAGAAACTGGATTCTCTCGGCGCCGCTGATGCCTTCCTGCTCCATTCGCGCATTTAGAAATTCCCCAAACGTCGAAAGTCGATCCTGATAAGCGATTGCTTCGGCATTGTGAAGAACAGAAAGCCGATCCTGAAGTGACCTCGCGGCTGAAGCATTACTATCCCCTAAACCGCTGCCACTTGAGCTTACTGCTCCTGCAGAAACCCTTGAAGGATCAAGCTGTGTCGGGTTTGTATATCTAGCGACGTTGGCGCTAGATACTGCCGCTTCATTAGCTTTTTCTCGATCACTCAGTGCCTGTGACCTAGCCTCGCTTTCCGCTTTGATTGCCGCTATGTTTCGCTTTACCTCCTCTGCTCTCGCCGTTTGCTCGGCCTTCACCGATTCAATTACCGCGTTACTCTGCGCGATCGCTTCCTCTTTCGCCGCCTGCAGGCCGGAACGTAAACTATCGACATTGGCCGAAATGCCCGCAAAAAACCTACCCACACCAGGAAGCCTTGCCGCCACATCAAGAAGACGCTGAATTGAACCAAGCACTTTATCGAGAATAAGCACTCCCAGGCTGATAAAAGCACTCTTGATGGTATTAACAGCGACAACCCAGCCAACCTTCATAGCACCCGCAAAATTGCCGAATTGCATTTTTAGCTTCTCGATTGTAGTGGAGAAAAAGGCAACAACCTTGTCCCAGTTTCGGATTAAAAGAACTGTAAGGTCGACAGCAGCCACGATAGCCGCCGCGATAAGAAGCGCGGGATTAGCCAGCATCACAGCGTTTAACACCGCCATGGCAGAAGATAGGCCTTTGATGATTGGGATAATTTTTGAAATTGCCAAGAATCCTGCAAGGCCTGAGTCAACCCCAGCAATAACTGGTAAGAGTATATCCATCACCCTACGAAATCGCTCAGTATCCTGAATCAGATTTATCAGCTTTAGGGCCATGCTCACTAGGGCTGGCAGGAGTTTTCCGCCGATTGCTATTGAAAGATTCTGCAGCGCGATTTTTGATTGCTCTATAGTGAAAGCTCCCGCCGCAAAGCCTTCAATCTGTCTCTTAAGAGCCTCTTCCGCGTTCCCTGATTTACTCGCGAAAGCGCCAAGAACATCATTGAAAATTCCACCATTCTGGCTGGCCGTGTTGGTCATCGCGGTCAGTGCTAATATCGCCTGGCGGATTGCCTTCGCGTTGAACTCCTGAGCTCTCGCCATGGCATAGGCTTGTTTATTTGCCCTCTGGTATTCCCTATTGAGTTTCTCAATCGCCGCGTCTTGAGGGTCAATGCCGCCTCGTATCAGCCTTTCCATCTCACGGCGCAGCCCTTCCTGTCTTGCTATCGCAGTCTCCAGTGGTCCGCAGATTGCCTTCACGGCGGCTGCCGCTTGTTGGTTCTTTTGAATAAAGGAGTCTATCTTCTTTGTTTTGAAGCTCTTCTGGAAACTCTCAATTCGCTTCGCTTCTGTCTCAATCAAGCTGCCGAAATTCTTCAGCTCCCGAGTCGCTTCCTCAAAATTGCTCCTTACTGTTAGTCTGATACTCGCCATTTATTTTTCACTCGGTGAAAACCCTCTACGGATTCTCCACACCTCAACCTCCTGTTTCTTCCTCTTCATGAAGAGTAGAAAATCGGTAACCCAAGGAAGCTCATCCAGCCAGCCAGAGCCATGCGGCAGACCAAACTCCTCACTGTAGGCGAAGAATTCAAAATAGTACGCCCAGGCGGCAGGTTCGATACCCTTCATATCCACAGGCATTCCTTCGCCTCCCGGGTAATACTGGAAATCCTCCCCCTCAATAGCCTTCCTGATATCCCTAACGAGAATCGCATCGCCATTCGCCAAATACTCAGGCGCATCCTCCCACAAAGGATCAGACAAATAAGCCTCGGATAATTCTAGCTGCAGGATGTGATAGACTACTCCGAGGCTGCATCTTCCCCCTCAGAAATCACTCCCTCATCTGTGGCATCGTCATTGTGGAATCCGCACACTTTCAAAAAGAACTCTTGGATCATGTCGTTCAAAGCTGCACTTGGAGGGTGCTCGCAAAGGGTCCGCCCATCAACAATGCCGAATTCCTCAAGGTTTTCGATTTTAAGAACGTGCTTTCGGACACACCTCTCATACTGGAACTCCGCGTAATTCCTCGCGTTGCCTTTATTCTTTGGCATCACAGTGTATGAGCCGAGATAGGCCATCTTCTGAGCATTGGTAGCCAGCGTGATTTCTCCCCGTACTTGCTCACCTGCAGGAAGCTCTCTGTTTTTTTGAGGACCTTTATCCGTATCGAAGGTAACATCGGGCACAAAGAGACGCTCAAAACTCGGTAGCTTTATTTTCATTTCCTACTCCTTCATTAGATTAAATCAGCCGCATAAACAGTTCTCTCATAGAGTGAAACAGGCCCCTCTGCCTTCATCCAGGAGAGATCGCGTTTCTGCGAATCCTTCAAGCCGGCGCCGGTCTGAAGATTTGAAAGCAGTACAGGGATGATCAGCCAGTTCTGCTTGTTCGTGGCAATCGCATCCTTGTTTAGGCAATAGAACAGCAGGAACTTTTCGTTCTCTGCGGCTGTGAAGCTATAGGTACCATTACCATTATCAGTCATCCTGTCGAAGAACCGCCCCAGAACTTCGAGCGTGTCAGACGAAAGAGCGCCTGTAGCATCATCAACCTTCGCGAACCCATTGAGCGTCCCGCTTATCGTTTTATATCCATCGAGTATCGATGAGGAGAACCCTGTAACAGAGTCATCCGTCACATCAATGGTCCCTTCTTCTGCGGAGATTTCCGCGTCCGTCTTAAACATTTGAGTCAAACTCAATGGGTAGATAGAATCCCCCGAGGCCAAGCTGATCTGTGTGCCGCCTGTCTGTGGACTCTTGAAAACGCGGCCAGGGATGGCGCCGGATGCTCCACCAGGCAGGGCAGTGGTCGTTCCCACAGTCAAAATCTCATACCAGGTACTCGCGGTGGTGCTTCCAGTCGTAACGGCAGTGCCACGCGTTGCCTTATAGGCAATAGTCTTGGAACCTTGTTTTGTGATATTAGGCATTTTTCATTCTCTCCTTTCTGTTCTTTTGATTACTGAAATCGTTTTCGGCCATCTCCTTAAGATCACCGTCATATTCGATGCCGAGTTCTTTGCATTTTGCAATCAACTTAGCCCTGTCTCTCGCGTATACTGTGATGGCTGCGCCGTTCACCTTCGCATCGTGTTTTTCCATTACTCCTCCTCATCATCGAGCCTTCGGGAAAACTCCACCTCAAAATCAATAATCGACGATTCTCCCGCCCCTGGCTTTTCACCAGGGTACCAAACGATATATGTCATCTCTCTATCGATCATATAAACGATCGATGGATCGAGAGCCTTTTTTAGCGCGAGCCAGATGGCCGAAAGATAAAGCTTGGGATCATTCACATCTGGCATCTGCGCCCGTATCAGGAAGGATACTGCCTCGCGTGAGATAGAATTTTCACCCTTCGCGTGCCAAATTGCAAGTTGCATTCTCTCCGCGTCGTTAGGGGTATCATCGAGATAATCCTGAAAGTTATCCAGCCCTACAGACGATAACGCCCGCGGAATAGCATTTTTGATAGCGTTGAATGCGGCTTCAAGACGTTCACTCTCGTTCATGCCTTATCAATCTCACTATTTAGGATTCTATGCTCGGCAGCATCAGCCCAGCGTTGCAAGTTGCCCTCAATGAGGGTCTTGAGCTTGACGCTGATAATGCGCCGTCCGGGCTCCTTCTTTCCGCTGGAGAGCTTCCTGCCGCGTTCAAATAGATTCACCGGGTAGCTTGACCATCTCACACCACTAGCTCTCCTCATCACCTTATTGCTGATCGTGTACCTGCCAGCTTTCTCAGTTGGATACCCCATCAGATTGATCTCCTGGCTATCAGGGTGATACTCATAGTAGTCCTTCACCTGCTGTTTTTTCGTTTTCAGGGCTTCGATACTCATTTCAGTCCTCTTTTACTATTCTTAATTGAACCTGATGGAGTTTTTACAGGCTCCATCTTCTTTTTCGCTCGGCTCACGGCCCTCTTGCCGCTGGCTGTTTTTTCAAGACACTCAGCTACCTCAATACTCCTGCTGCAATTCTCCTCATCCTTATAGGCGCCAAAACATTCATGCCACATAGCTATAGCTCTTAAAAGGTTCCCGTACTGACACAGACATGATTGATATTTCCCCTGAGATACATGAACCTGGCATTAGCCCGAATCCATTCGGCGGGCGGGTCATCACTCGTGAACGAATCGACGGAAATTCAAGTATCTTCTCAATACTCGCGGTTCCATCGCATAGTTGATTTTCATCTTCCCTCCTTAAAAGCAAAAAAGCGGCGCCTGGATTTGCGGGCGTCCCTCGCCCCTCTTTGTCTATTCTTCCATCCTTGTCTCTAGCCTCACTATCGCCGGCCAGCTGATCTGCCTGTCGATCAGGTGTCATCCTCTCCCAGGCGCCCCGCTGGGCGTGCATCTCATCGATCATCGGCCAGAAATCATTGACATACTTCGAGGCAATAGCTTCTTTGCTGGTGTATCCAGCGTCCTCGGCCGCGACATCAGCACGCACTTCTTGGAACGGGTTGATATGTCCGGGCACCACTCCCAGGTACGATCCTGCTGTCATGGCCCTGCGGATTTTGTAATCCTCCCAGAATCTCACCGGCACCGAAATCTGGCCGGTCCTGGCAAAATGCTTCAAATACTCAAGATTGATCACGAACTCGACATTGCGAATAAAGCTCATGCGCTCTTGCGTGATTTTCTTATAGGTATCATTCAGCGCATCCTTGTGCGCTGTGTAGCTGGTAGAATATTTTGACAGGATGAACTCAGGGGCGTATCCCGTTGCCATCGCGAACATATTGACCGTCCACTCGTTTCCCAGACCAAAATTATTTGATGGGATCTTTAGATCGTTGAACGTCATACCTTCTTTATTGCCAAAGGTATACATCGCCCCAGGCGTTAATGCCGTTTCCCCTGCGACTTTTTCAAGATCATCACCCCGAGATTTCCCGGCGGCGGCCCGGGCCATAGCATCAGCCTGCGCCTGCGGATCACTACTCGTAACGTTGTAATACCCTAGCTGCACCGCCTCCTGAACCATCCTCTCAACAGTCGCATCCCACATCCGATCAAATGATTTTGCACGGCCAATCTCTGAATAGAAGCGGCTCATACCGCGAATCTGCCCTGGGCGCTCCTTCAGCATGAACATCACAGCGCTTTGATTGCCATCAATGTCCTTGAAAGAAATCTCCTTGCCCTCTCGTGTCTGGACTCCTAGGCGCCTCGAATAGTCATCAATTCTCACACCTAGCGAATACCCTTTACTATTCGCGTCAGGATTGATCGTATGCCCGCCTGCCGCGATTAAATCAAAAGGCTTTTCATCATTCGCTTCACGAAGAAAATAGAGTAGGGCGTCGCCGGTGATGCTGGCCTCCTTGTAGAGAAGACCCGTTTTTTCATAATAATTCGTCTCGATCTTCTCCAGGTGCACGAGCTCTGTGAACCTACGACTCCATTCTTTCGCCTCATCTGCCCCCATCTGTAGAAAATCCGCGTCAATGGCGCTCCGGAAGATCAGCCCATCACCAATCGCATATACGAACGGTTTATTCACACATGCTCTCGCGATTCCGCATGTGTGATACAGGGCGGCACAGCGATTTGCTAACTCATCATATGAATACCGCACGAAGGCATTCGCGTCCGTATCGAAAGTAACCCAACGGCTATTCTGACCAGGAAACTTATCACCGTTGTACTGGGCCGATGTTCTTGATGAGATCATATTGCCGTTCGAGTCATAAATGATAATCACCAGCCGCTCCCTATTCGGACAGAGTTTGATGCATTGCTATTGTCGAGGATTTTCATCTCGCGCTGCAATTGCGATAAGTACGCGAAGAGCTGGCTGAGTTCTACCTCTTTCGTCCTACGCGAAGAGCCGCCTGAATCATTGTAATGTTCAATGCCAATCTTGCGGATTCGCTTTATATCAGCTCTTACATCCGCGATCTCTTCTGTGTATTCCTCGATGCTCTCGAATAACAACTATATCCCCCAGGCTAAACCCGCGCCGATAAGACACCCAGCAAGTATTCCCAGACCAAATCCAACAACATATGCCTTAACCTTATTCGTGCGCGTTGTGCTTTTCAATTCGTTCAATGAATCCTCTGATCTCATCAGTTGCTTTTCCAATCTCTCTGCCTGATTCAAGACTGCTTTCAGCTGCAATTCTGATTCCCTGAGCAGCGTGTGCCCCGTCTCTAACTCTATCAGTGCCAACTTCAATTGATTCTCCAGCTCTTCTGATCTCGTAATGAGTTCTGGCAATTGCATTTGCAATGATTCGTTGTGTCTTTTGAGCCTCATGAAGCTCGCTTTGAAGCTCTGCCATTCCTCGGCGGGCACTTGAATTTCTTCGCAATGCCCAGGCACCGAAGACAAGGCTAGCCAAAGTGGTACAGCTAAGAAAAAGAAAGAGCCAAAGCGAGATTTTGATTTCATTTTTCATACCTCCATCCCCGTGTTAATGGCCGGCGGCTTTCCATTCCCACTCCCGCTTTGTATTTTCTTCTGCCACACATTTACTCCGATATACCCCACGATTCCGCTAGTGATTGTTACGATTGTTAGGCCTATAGATTGCGGAACCCGCTTATTCATATGTGATAAATAGGTGATATTGCCAAAACACAGAAACCAGAGAAAGATGAGCCACTTCACAATGCAGTACTTTCTTCCATTCGCATTCGATGTTTTTTCTCTTCCCTCACTCATCATGTCCTCTCCGATAGTGGGAGGTGTGCCCATTTCTTCTGTGCGCCAACAGGCTTCACATGCTCAACCCACTCCTCGACACTCATTCTCACATCATACCCTTGCACAGCAGTGTATCCAGTGCGCCAATCTCCCCATGGATCAGCCAGACGAAAAAATTCTCCATCCCAACCAATCACGCAGAAAGCGTGTCCAGGCAGGCCCTCGAACGCGCCAGAAGTCATAACCACATAGCCACTTTCCATTGCGATGATATAGTCCTCAAGGGTGAGTGCGGTATGAAAATCACTAGTGCGGTGGCCGCATACCAACTGATCGAGCCACTTATTATACATGCCGTGGATTTCATTCGGCGGGTAGAGCAGTTCTCCATCATCGCCAACAGCCCACGGATAATTGAGCCTCACATAGGTCTCCGCGCTATGCCCGCGTAACACCCTCATGAAATAGTCATCATCAGGAATATCTAGAGGATTATTGAAGATAATCCCATTGCCGCGGTAATACATAGCCCGAGAAGTGGGCATGCACGCTGCCTGTGGCTCCATAGAGTTGTTCCGCTGCGTGTAATACCAGTTGGCATCAAGGTTTAGTCTCATAGCTACCCCACTAAAGATCATGTCCCTTGATAATGGTATGCGGTTTTCTAATGAACATTGCAATAAGAAGTCCGCAAAAAATACATCATTTCCGGCAAAAAAACATCATTCGCTCAAAGTTACCTCATAGCGATCCCAGGCCGCATCGTCCCAGCTATGTAGAGGATCAAGATACATAGCCGCCATGGCATATACGGTTGTGTCCCATGGCTCGTTCCTGGCGTATATCTTCTTCCATCCCATCACACCCGGTTTAATCTCCTGATACCGCTCGGAGAGGAACCCCCTGAAAAGCTCATCACCCACATACCGGCGCGCGCCAGCCTCTTCTTTCTCTCGTGGAAAGTGCAATGCCTGAGGACCTTCACGCTCATCAATAAACCGCATAATGATCTCCTTGATGACATGGGTATTTAGATCGTATCGACGAGTCAGTTTATGATCGCCATGTATTCTCATCGGCTTGATGATATCAATAGCACTCCTCAGCTCCCCGGCTCCACGTACCGCCACGAATACATCCTGCCTCATTCCAACGAATTGAAAAACCACAGGAGGCTTTGAATCCCAGTCCTTCTCCCGCCTCTCCTTCGGATCCCATCCGCAGTCCACAGCTGCCCGAGATATCGAAACATTCACGTTTCGAACTGTGAATTTCCGCCCATAAACATACTGATGCAGCGCACGCCAGCTCGAATCGGTGAGTATTTCTGGCTTTCCAAAAAAAACTTGATAATCAATAAGCCATTTTTCTAGAGCCTTGCCGACGGCCCACACGGCCATCTCTAGTCTATCACCCTGAACATCGATACCGGCATAGAGCCGTAGACCTCCTGGTGGCACCTCGCCCATACAGTAATCTTCCGCGCGATCACGCAGCTTTTCCCAGCTCTTCGGGGACTCTATGTGTGCCCAGGGATTGCCGAGGTAGTTGATGGTGAAATTCTTAAACCGCAGCAAATCCTTGCCAAACCCACACGCTATGAATTGTCGGCAAATCTCCTCCCAGGAAAGAAACATCTCGGGGCTATATAGCCCATTCACGTGGTATGAATGCCGGCGCGGGTCTTCCGCTTCCGCAGTCGCCCGCCATTCTCCTGCCAGGAGCATCTCTTGTTTCTTCGATTCCCTAAACTCTTTTTCACAATGTCTGCAAACGTATCGGACAGACTGGGGGATCAATCTCAGATTGCCGGTTTTTTTATCCTTCTCCCGCGAGAAAGTCAGACCGTGTTTCATTTCACGGCTCTTTAGCTCGAGCGTCTGATACTCACCGCAAAGAGGGCAGGGCACAAAATAGCGCCGCTGGTCCCCTCGCAAGAACAGTTTATAGATCTTCGATGTCTCCATAGCCGAAGGAATGGACATCACAAATATCTTTGGATTGCGCACCGCAATAGTGCGCCCCTCAAGTATGCCGATAGTATCTCCCTGCCCCTTTAGTTCATCATCTGCCTCATCAATTTCATCGAGAATCATGAAGGGAATCGTATTTGATTTCATTCCGGCTATGGTGCCGTACGAGTTCATTGTCAGTTTTATTCCGCCGACAAATTCCTTGTATAGGGTGCTGTCTGCTTTCTTTCGATTACTCCGCTATGAGTGAGGCTTCACCAAGTGCGCCATACCTGAGGCGTCAATCATCGTATCGATGTTCGCACTACTTCTGATCTTCGCCAGCTCCTGCGTCGCCGTGTAATACCCGATGCCCCCTATTTTATATCGAATCCACGCACCCATAGCACACTCGGCGTGATATGTCGCGGTGCTCTGCACAGACTTCATCACAACGACCCATGTACAAGGATCATCCGGATGCAACCTCTCCAGTATCTCCACAAAATGCGGCGCGGTCTCCCTGGAGTGCATGCCAGGGAACGGAGCTGTCCCAGGAGGTACATATCTATCCCTTTCCGCCCAGTCGGTTATAGGGGGAATGTCAATTGATTCTGGTAGAGCCTTGATTCTGCCTAAAAGTTGCCCGGCTTGTTTCCCTTTGTACAGTCTCTCGGCGGAGTTCATGACTTGCGCCCCTTGTTTTCCTTGTCCCATTTTTTGACATCTTCAGCGCTAGCCTTTTTAACCTCCCGTATTGATGTTTCGATTTCATTCTGATACCTCTTGATTATCTCGCGGGTGCGTCTCTCTTTTACCAGATTATCGATGATGGGCTCTATCTTTTTCCCTATTCTCAGAAGGTCAATATGCAGCTTTTCAAGATGCCCCAGGAATAAAAACTCAGCCAGGGCATACTCGATGACATTTCCACTGTTCTTTTGCATTTGCAAATATAGGATTTCATTCTTGATCTCTTTCTCTCGGACTCTCTCCTGTAGCTCCTGTATCCTGAGTTTTACGGTATCGACTGTTCTCTTATCCTTCTCTCCAGTCGTGTTTTTTGCCGATGGCTTTTTCGTTGGGCTAGTATTCCCCTTTGAGAGTCTTTCCGCGCGCCGCTTCAGGAACTTACGCCACTCAGAGGTGTCGATATTCACCTTCCAAGATTTGCCATCAAAGACAAGAATGCCAATCGATCATTCCTTAATCCCAGCCTGGCCAGGTACTGCCTAGATGGCGCGTGTGCTGTTTTTGATGCCTCGTTCAGTGAGACTACACTCATATCTACACGTTAGAACTGCATTTATGACCGAGTCAACTTTATCAGCCCCACTAACACACTCTTGGTTGACAGAAATTGCAAAACGTCGGGGATTTTAGGCACGAGGTCTCCCGCGTTGGATAGCAGGAAATCACCCAAAACCTATTTAATTCTATAAATAGCAAAGAAATAAATAATTAACATGCATTAATTATTTTATGTTGCAAAGTAGATTATTATCGATTAGACCAGCCAGGAGAGGATATCTCATCGATAACCACTAGGTCACTCGTGGAGGCACCCTGAGAGCCTTGGCGATTATCTATCAGTCATTAGCCTCTTCTCTTTTCTCTCTATGTCGTTCTTTCTCTCGAAGCTCAAAACAATAACTAGCAATCATACTCAATTCCCCAGTGATTTTTTTGAGTTCATTAGCAATATTACCAAGCTCACTATTAATCGGTCCGATCATACGTTGCCATCTACCATTAATCTCTTCGATCATTCGTTCCCAATCATCGTATCTCATAAAAAACAATTGTTCACAGTGTCTGAAAAGAGTCAACCCAACAATGAGAAATCTACAGGAGCGTTCTAATTTCGTCCTGGCAGTTGATTCACATGCCGCGAAAAAGGCAATAGTGCAATTGCAATAGTCGTGATTTTTGACTATTATTATGTTGTACTCGTAATGGGAGGGAGGGGTATGATGGCAGACGCACTACGACTGAAGGGGGCAGTGAGGATAGATGCGCTTGGCTCACAGGATTTTGTAGGCTCATCTGGTGGAAATCAATTAGTGTTTCAGTTCTCACCAGCTCTGAAAAGAGTCTTTCGCGGATTCAGGCGCCGTCAGGTAATCAAGATTCTAGCCGCTCCATGCTCTACCAACAACGATGAAGATGTGACCTGGGAAGTCCTGCAAGCATGGAAATATGACGAGAATGGTGAGGCGGTACTAGCGAGGCCAATAACATCAATCTACTGCACCAGGGGAAAAGAACGAAGGGAATATACCAATGTCGCTGAGGCATCCGAAAAACACGGATGCAGCAAAGAGCGGATACGCCATCGTGTGCGAAGAGAAACAACCGATAGAGATGGCTGGACTTGGGGTAGGGTTGCAGATGATGCTCAAACCTAATACTCGCGTGACTCCCTTGGAGCTAAAAAGCTTATTCTCTTCTTTCATCCCCACAAGAACAAACATCGTAACGCAAACTCCTCTTCATTACTCATTTTTTAATCCTCCTGTAATCTCTTCCAGCGAACCGAATCATTAGACCGCCTTCATTCAGACGGCTCATGATGTCATCGCCTATGTAGTTCTCCAGGCAGTTCTGGCATCCATATTTCTGGCAATCCTTTCTGATGTGCTTGTTCGTGACCAAGATGAGCGGGAGGTGCCGGACATGTCTCTTATCGACGATGTAGGAGAGCCAGTTGGACTCGGCATCAGAACCCTTTGTCCGCCCGATTTCATCGATGGCTAACATGGGGAGGCGGGCCAATTCGTCGAGGATTTGAGCCTCATTCTCACTCTCTGCATGACTGTAGCTTGCGCGTATCCGCATGGTGATCTCGTACATGGACCAGATTTGGCCATTCAGGGTCCGAACAGCAGCGACGGCCAGGTGGGTCTTCCCTGTGCCGTTGACCCCCATCATCACGAGTTTTCCTGACCCCGATTCGATCAACCTCTGGACTGCAGTGACGGCTCTCCGCTGTTCGTCAGTAGTGATTTCGTAGCTTCCAAGTGTCGCCTCGTGGTACATCGGTTCGATTCGGCATCTCGCGTTTTGACTGGCAAGTCTCATGCTCATCTTGCTGGCAAGATCAGCGACCTGCTCCGCCTCGCAATCGGGACAAACTCCGACCATAACCAGCGTTCCGAGGATATTCTTTTCCTCGACTGAGTAGCCAATACCATGTCGACTGCAATGCCTAGTCTCAGTCACTTAACACACCTCATCGTGCCAACTCATTCATCACGCCTCCTTGATGTCCAGGATGTTTCTCTCATCGAGAGGAAGCCCAGTCTCAGTGGGCCCGGTCCGTCGAGCTTCCTGGAGGTAGCCCTCCATCTTCGTCCCGAACAGTGTCTCAGGTCTGAGGTACTCGCGCATCTTCGCGTCCTTCAGCCACTGATCACTCTTGTGATCGATCACAGTTTTGAAATCGTCGAGAGTGAATCCCTCGGAGATTCGGGCGTTGATGTGACGTGTCGTTTTTTTCGCTTCGGGTCTGAAGACCGCGCCGGTTCGACTGTTCAGGTGCCGGACAATATCTCTGATGGTGATATCTGATGGTGATGGTGATGGTGATGGTGAAGAGCATCGGCTTGGCATCGGTTTGGCATCACCGCTAGCATTGCCATCGTAATGCGACCGCATTGCCGTCGCATCAATGTCCCTGTTCCATCGCCTTCGTGCATTAGCTCTGGCAGCCTCACTTCTCACGCTCGCGCTTGCCAATTCTTCATCCGCCCGCTTGTTTTTGTAGCCGTCATCCATGAGATGAAAGAACCGATTTAGAATGAATTTGGTCGTCTCTTGAGACGAGCGAGCTACCACGGCGAGCCGTGCGATATCGGCTCCGATATTCCCCTGTCTTTGCCAGTAGTGGATGAGTAACAGGAAATAAACACCATGCTCCTCAGCGGTGAGTTCCTGAGTGTCTCGCAAGTAATCGCCGACGAATACCGGCATCCAGATATCAGTTTTTGCCATTCTGTTTCCCCACATTTAAAACGGAATATCATCATCAAATGGCGCCGACGGCGGTCTTTGACTTCGCGTGTATTCTGACTGATATCCGCCTGTCTGACGGTCCTTCGGCGGGAACATGGAGAGTAATACATTCGTTCGATTCTGGGGATTAACAATCCCTGCCGGGCTGAATGAACGATCAAGGAGAATGAATTTGCCGCCGTCATCTCTTTGCATAACCGCGCCAACGTTGAGCCATTTAGCTTTCATTTCATCCTGCCCCTGGTACTCGTCAACTTTCACCGCAAGATCGTATACCATCTTGGTCATAGGCGCCCCTCCTTCCGCCCCTTGAATTCCATCAAATCATTCCATACTATCGCCTTCCCACACCTCAAGCAAAACCGCTCGTTCTTTTTATCGATCATTCGAATCTGTTCAGCAGTGATGATCTTGCCGCAGCTGGTCGAGTATTCCTGCTTGCCCGCGTACGTGTAGTTGCAAATCTTCATGAGAGATCGTCTTTGGAAAATTCAAAATCGCCCTTGATGTCGATAGACTCATCCGCATCATTGAAGCGGGGCGTCATGTTGTCAGTGCTGCTCGCCCGGGCTAATTCGACGGACTTCGGCGCGGTCTTCAAAAGATCAAGGAGGACAGACTTTTTCGCCATCTGGTCGAAGTTCGTCTTCCATGGAGAATCCTGCCGGCTGAATGACTTAGAATATCGTTTCCCATGGGCCTCGGCCTTCTCCTTGCTCCAGACTTGAAAATCAAAGCCGCCATTGGTCAGATGGTAGACTGCGTAGTATCTGACAACCTTCCCAGTGGGCCTGTCGGCTGGCTTGTGAACGAGCTTCGGCGTGAGGCCATATTCGTACTCGAACTTATCCGCCTCATCAACGCTGTGAGCGGTAATCTGTCGATACTGCCCAGAGCGGTGCGCCAGGGCCAATACTCCCTTGTATCCCAGCTGAAATTGCGCGTCTGTCCGATTTGCCCTGTTGTCCCTGTAGGGGATCAGATAACACTCTCCAAGGGGAGTATTCGGCTCCAGGCCGAGCTGTGCGGCCATCATTATGGCGCCCATCAGCGATAGACCATCGGTAGCCGCCAGTTTTGGGTTGTTTCTGACCGCGGTCAGCGCCACTCTGGCTAGCCGGTCGGCGGTAACGTGCTTTGGCAGAGCCCTGCCGATCTGTGGCTTCATCTTTTCGATGAGTTCTCCGATGCTGTCATTCTTCGCGGGTGGCTGTGGCTCACTCGCGGCGGGCGTGGTTGGTCCCTCTACCTTCATACCTCTAACTCCTTGACCGTGATCCGGCCATTTTTACTTTCATTCGAATACGCCGCGGCAATCTCCGGACGTTCTTTTTTCAGTCGGGCTGTATCGATCCGGCTAGTCGTATATCGGGAGAATGTCACCCGATGGGTACGAGTCATCCCATACTTGTGCGTTCCCATTTCAGAGAGGATTATCTGCTTCGTTTTCCTTCGGGTTTGATCGAGCTCTTTGATTCTATCTCCGAGCTCAACTCATCCTGCGGGGAGCCTATAGCCAGAATCGCGTTCATATCAGCATCCGAGCCGTTTGGCAACGGAAAAAGAAGAGGATCATTCCTTTTAATGATTTCCCAGAGGTCCCTCTCAGTGTGAATCAGCCTGGTGATGAATGCATCATTCCTGGGGATGATACGAAGCAATCGTTGGTTCCCGATCAGACCGAACAGGTACCATTCATCCAGACCAGTAACGGCCATATAATGCTGAACCTGCGCGTAGTAGGCGTCAGGCACCTCATCACCATCCCTACCGCCCCACTCATGAAGGACGTAGGATGATCCGGTTTTGATCTCAAGGCCAACCTGGCGGCAGTCTTCGAAACAGAGAAAGCCATCAAGATTGGCCAGCATGAAGTGGTTGGCCTTATTCCGGTACATATGAGTTGGATTCATCACCTCGGCGGCGATTCCGAGCTTTTCATCCAAGTAAGGAGCGACGATGTGCTCACGGATCAGCGGCTCTAAGATATTCCCCATCTTCACCGCTTCCTCGCCCGAGATATCATCAAGAGCGAGCCTCCCAGTCTTCTTGAGACATAGCATCAAGGGGGAGGCGTACTTTGAAAGGTCCATTGCGGCGCCAGCGTCAGACCCGCCGATTCCCCTTTCCCTGAGACGGAGCCATTCCTCATCACTGATATCCGCGTAGGCCACGACAGGCTCCGCGTCCGGCAGATTGATTGGAGCTTGGGATATGACAATGTCTTTCACTCGAACACCCTTTTTAGGTCTCTATGAACTTATAGGCATCCCCATAGAGCTGAAGGAACATCTGCCGTTTCAGACGATAGGTCTCTTTCTTCCGCGTTGGCGGGGATTTCACATCTTCGACGACAATCTCGCCCGTGACAGTTTCCCGATATTTAAAATCAGCAACATAGCACCGGTGGCGCAGAGTCTCCCCGCGGTATTTGACAACAGGAAGAATCTCAAAGTTGGGTTGAATTTCTAAATCGGCAATCTCCCCAGCCCTCTCTAGCACCTTCAACTCAAGGTATCGATCACGCTCCCTCTTAGAGTGAAACGTGATACCATCAGCTCTAGCCTTCTTTGACCCGTATTTAGACCCCGGCAGCATCGAAGGAGGCGACCTAGTCCTCCTACGGCCCTCTGACTTTCCCATCAAGCTGGGCATCGTTCAGTATCTCCAAATGTGACGATCTGATTGATCTCTAAGAACCGGGAAAAGTTCTCCATCGAAATAAACTCTTGCATCTCAAGGATTGAAACGCGCTTTTGAGCATCTTTGTCTCCATGATGCGCATGAAATATATCGGCAGCGTGGTCGATATGGATGGTTTTCATGTTGCCTCTCCTTGTCTCCAAATGTCTCTGTCTTTCATTACAAATCCTTCTCGTATCGAGCATTGCAATGAATCATTGAGAGCATACTCATCCATCGTCCCTCTCTCTGTTCGCGGCCTGCTCTTCTTTGATTTTCATCATCCAATACTCCTGCTTTCGCTCTTCAACACTCCGGCTTTTCCACTTTTCGTATTCATCACGTGGCCAGCTTCGGTAACGTTTGCTCTCTGCTTTGCCAAAGCGAGGAAGCAGCCAGGGACTCTGGGATAAATGCCCACGCGAGACACCGAGCTCTCTGGCAATATCAGCGACCGTGACACGGTCTATATTCATGCCCTTTACTCCAAGGAGACGATCTATAGATTCCTTTAGCATGTCGACTTTTTTTTCAATCCGCTCTATATCACCTTCATCAGCTACGTATTGCATTTGTGATTTCCTACCTCTTGGTATCAGCAATTCTCTCTTGTTTGAGATCGTTAGTTGGCATGTATTTCGACGAGAGCCATCTAATGCCTCTCGGAGTCACATATGTTTGTATATATGTGTGATTCCGCATCTCGCTGTAAGATTCTCTCACCTTGAAATATCCACGATCGATATAAGGCTGATATGGAATTAGCTTGCCCCTTTCTCTATAGAGAATCCGATCGTCGACTAATTTGGAGAGAAACGTGTTAGGTTTGCCGTTGATGATTTTTCCAGCTTCTCTGGGAAGAATGTCACCTTCAGATTTAGTGATTTTTCCAAGCTGAGCTCGATCAGCTTTCCAGCCATCAAGAATGCGCTGGATAATTTCGGGGTTCGTGAAGTCTGCTACGGGAGAGAGATACCCACCCTTTTTGCGGATTGCTGGGAGAACTTCCCCCATTATCCATCTTTCAAATCCTTGGGCCGTTGGTAGCTTGCTGTTGATTATCAATCGATATAGATCTGCTTCAGAAATCAAGCGGACTTTTTGCATGCCGCCTGTAGTTTCAAGGGGGTAGTATTTCACGACCCCCTTGCAATGTATAGAAAGAGCATCTTTGGTGTTCTTGTACCCGAGAATATAGGCTATATCTCGGCCAACGAACCAGGGATTGCCTTTGGAATCTGTTATTTCTCGGATTTTAGAACCTTCAAAATGAAAGCTGTTAATCTCATGCATCATAGAGCCACCTTAGTCTTCGTGACACATGAGAGCGCGGCTTGTAAGAAAAAGAAGACAGGCCGCGTGGATTAAAGCACCGGCCACAGGTCCGGCGGGCACAAGGCCCTCCACACAGCCTGCCTAGTAGGCAAGTGATGACTGCGGGCGCAAAAAAACCACCAGATGACATCGACGGTGCGCCCGCCTTGTGGTTCAGGGATTGTGATCCCTCTCGTGGATTTTGCCACGAGAGAGCGACCTTATCCCTTCTTCTGCATTGCATGGTGTATCTCCTTTGTTTTAAGCCACGCATCAATGTCTTTTTGGTTGAAACGAACCATTCTGCCAATTTGCAGAAATGGCATGCCCTGGTCGTCTTTCAAGCGGTAGACTTGAGCTCTTGAACATTGGAGGTACGCAGCCAGCTTCTGAACATTCATTATGTTGTTTGCTGACAACCCAGGCTCTGGAGCGATCCTCTTGGCTAGATTTCTGATGACCGTCTTGTCTGGATTTTCCTTCAGAAACTCCTGGACAATCTGTCCGGCAATAACCCGGACCTCTTCAATACTCCGGGTCATATAAACACCTCCTATCAGCAAATTTCACAAGTTCAAAACCACTATTTTCGTCTCATAATGGCTATTATAGCTAATAATGTATTATTTGTCAATATTTTTCTTGAACTTTCGGTTTATCGTCTCTTATGAGTCGAAAATAAAATATGACAGGTATAATCCTTAACATGGAAAATCCACCCCAGTCGGATTTCTGGGAAAGAGTAGACCGCTTAGCTGGGAAGTATTCATACGAATCTCTTTCTAAAAATACCGGCATTCCTTCGAGCACTTTACGTAACGCAAGAAACAGAAGCGCCCTCCCAAAAATGAGAGACGGAGTAAAAATTGCCGATGCGCTTGGCACTACTGTTGAATTCTTAGTAACTGGTAACGACCCCTATTATGATGAATGGAAAGATACCTCACTCCAAGAAAGCGTCACAATTCACACTCCGTCAAAAGAAGAACTTTTCAGCCCCAAAAGCAAAATTATTTTGCTGCCCGTACTTTCTCAGAAGATAAGCGCAGGGGCAGGGAAGGAGTGGTCGTCTTCAGTAGAAGAAAATGGTGAATCACTTCCTGTGCTGGAACGGCTTGTACGACTCTATGACAAGAACCAACTGCGAGTGGTCGAAGTTAGAGGTGACTCTATGACCGGGGTTCATCTTTTTGATGGGGACTTAGTAATCTTTGTAGATGGCTACATCCGTGGCGATGGGATCTACGTCCTAGCTATTTATAACGAGCTATATGTAAAACGATTGGAGTTTAATCCCATTGAACAAAAGTTGTGCGTGATTTCCGAAAATCCGAAATATAGCAACAGAGAGTATCCCGCTGATTCAGATAATGTGCAGATCTGCGGGAAAGTGGTCGGTTGGGTTCATTCACATCCTCATTAA